TAAATCAATAGCCCCATCACCTGCATCATCATAGGTAGCAGTAATGTTTGTATGACTACCATTGGTATCAAACATATCACCGACCACATCTTGTACATATTCAGCAATAGTTTTACTACCAATGTATAATTCAGTAGATATTTTAACTTTGTTACTTGCAATCTGTAGATCTGATGCAGTCCCATCGCCATCGTATAAAGTACGAAGTGTACCATCGATCCCTCCAGTTTCTCCCATGTGGACTAATTGAACATAACCCTGATTTACAGGAGTATTTCCTATATTGGTATTACTACTCAATGTCTAATTCCTTATATAAATCTTTGTCTTTCATTCGTTTATGACCTCTACCGATGTCATCAGAAAATATGGCAGGTTTGCCTATAAGTCTTGTCAAAGTTCCATTTCCATCACATTCTTGGATACTTTGGTTGCATTTTACAAGTTTTTCATCATTCATGCTTTGTAGTGTTTCAAATTGTTTCCCACAAGTGCATTTATAATCGTATAATGGCATCTAAATCTCCTTCAAATTAATATTTAATGGTAATATAGGGCTAACCGAAATTAGCCCCATATTTAACCGATTTTCGTTAACCCAATTATGGATTTACGAAGTTTACAACACCTAATGATGTTGAAGATGCTGCATGTGATAATGCTGCACCAAATAGTACATCAGCTACAACAGAAGTTGCCAAGTGGTCAATGTCATATGCTGACTGAACTCTTGGTGCTAATTGCTGTGCAAAATACACAGAATTTCTGTTAAAGATAGTTGCTGTTTCATCACCAGTACCACCATCGTCATCCCAGTCTACTGAAGGATAACAGCTTAAACCATAAGCCTGGATTACATTACCTGATACTAATGGATTTGCATCATCACCTCTTTTTTGTGCTTCTGTGAAGTCCCCTAAAGAAAGTAATGACATATAAGCAGCAGGTGAACCATATAAGAATGATTCGCCATCTGTGTAGTCAAATCCTGCATCAAGCATTTTTTGTAAACCTTCTCTGATTAAAGCAGTAGTGAAAGTGTTATCAGCAGCTAAAGTAACATCATTACCTGTAGCAGATTGTAGTACATCTACTGCAAGATAGTTTTCTACTTTTTTAGCTAAAGCATAACCCATTGACTTTGCATAAGCATTGAATAGGTCAGCAGATTCTTGAACTCTTACGATGTCCTCGATTCTTTTCGCTTCGTAGTGATGTTGATCCATTGATAATTGAATTACCCCATCTGTGTTAGCAGAATAAGTTACTGCAGTATCTGCACTTTTAGATGCAGCTGTTTCTTCAGCAACTTTAGGGATATTTAGTATGTCGCCACCACCTGAAACCATAGATGAGAAGTCAGATACTTGATTACGAAGAATGAATTTTCTTTCTGCATAGTCAAGGATAGCATCTCTCCACATTTCAGGAATAAAATTAGCAGCTGTTGTTGTTGTTACATTTGCCATGTTTATATCTCCTTAAAGATAGTTAGTTGTTAGTTTCTATAGCCTTCTACTATCTGTTTCCAAAGTTTAGGATTCTTCCTGGCTTCTGTTCTGTCTTTTTCGGACAAATCAGACCATCTTGCATTTTCAGCAAACTTACCACTTGAAGTAACCTCTTTGGCATCAGATATTTGCACTTTTTTCGTACCCAATCTTTCAATGTGCTTTTCCAACTTAATTGTTGGCAGGTCTGCATAGATTTCTTGATCATCATCTGAAAGTTGGGACAGCAGGTGTTCTCGTCTTTGTTTTTCTTGAATCTGAAATTGTTCTACTACAGGTTTTAACTGTGAGTTTTCTTCCTTCATTTTCTCATACAAAGATTTAAACTCCTCTTTTTCTTCAAGTTGTTTTGTTTCTTGAAGTTTGAGGTTTTCTTTGAGTTCATTTAACTCAGCTTCTGCTGCTTGAGCCCTTGTTCGGTACTTCTTGCTTTCTGCAATTAAGCCACCGACTTCTTCATTATTTATTTCCTGTGTAGGAGTTTCTGCTACTGCTTGTTCTTCTACTATTTTAGTTTCTTCGGACATACTGCCCTCCTATTTTATTATCGTTGTTTTGGATACATACTTTTTAATGTTTCTATCCAAAAGTTCTTTGCCGAATCTATCGGCTATAAATTCTTTGTTCTTGTTAGACAAATCATAGATGTCATATCCTCTTTTCTGATTTCCTAATACTATTTCCCCTCTATCATAAGTAATAATTGCAGTATCAGTCTTTCCTGATCCTCTCATACCTCTTAGGGTTCTACCAGTTAGTTTCATATTAACAAAAGCAGTTTGTGTGTCGGTTGATTGGTTTCTAAATGCTTTTAGTTTACCATTCTTCCCTTGCATACTATTTGCTTTATACTTTCTATAAGTATCATTCTTGTAAGAATATCCACTTCTTCCATTCTGAAACTTCCCTTTACTTGCATCTAAAGTAATTTTATCAATAGCATCTTGTGCTAACTTAGTCATCACTTTAGAATTAGGTTTTACTACTTGGTCTAATCTCATACTCTTACCCAATCATGTCTGCAGTTGTATCCACCTCTATTACCAAAATCTATATATCCCAAAGAATTGATTTCTTCTCTTGTTAGTGGTGGCTCTTGTAATGCTCGTTGGCATACATCTCTTGTCTTGCCATCGCTTGGTCCAATGTATTGAAACTTTATTTCAGGAAACTCCTCAAATGCCTTTGCTCTTGAAGTATTACTAAATCGTGAGAAAGCATCATTAATCAAGAAAGAAGTTTCACTTGAACTAATATAAGTTCCTACACCAAAGGTGCTATTAATGTTATTCATTATCTGAATATTACTTTCACCAGTTATAATCCCTCTTAGCATCGCAGTCTTTAGTTGATCTGAATATTGCCTTACTCCATTTGTCAAATAAGTCATTTCAAAGTTCTTTAGTTCTCTTAAAGCATCGATACTTGCTGCAGATACTTGCCCTAACTCTCGTTTAGATAGTTCTGCAAATACTCTTGCTATCTCATCATCAAAGGTTTTACCTACTCTATTCATTAGCTTAGTAAACCCTAATGTTTCCATTTCTGTAAAGAAGTCTATCTGCTTAGCAATCTGCATCAGTTCAGTATCGGTTACTCTACCTAACCCTACTACTAGGTTATCCAATTTGTCAATTAACTGTTGTTGGATATTCTCTATTTCTTTATTGTAGAAATCTAAATTAGCCAACTTGTTCACCTATTCTATCAATGATAGATTGTGTTTCGTCTGCTTCTTGTGGTTGTTCAGCATCTATTTGTTCCACAATCTGTTGTATTTCTTCTTCCTTGAAGTCAGGATTCTTCTTTCTTAGATAAGATTGTCTTGTTTCTAAATCATTTTGGAATGCCCAAGAATAGTATTTGATTTCTTCATCGGTACTCATAGGCACTTCTCTTTCAGCAAAGTCTATACTAAATTGATCCCCAAGATTAATACCACCTGATACTTCACATATTCTTTTAGCAATTCTAAATTGTTCTTTCTCGAATGGTCTATAGATTTGTTCGGTATCTGATCTTAGAGCATCTTGTAAATCCATTTGTCCCATCTTCTTACTTAATCCACTTTCCTGCGACTTATCAGTCCAGTTGATTCGTACATTGTTGGATTGTGCAATACTATCTACCATATACTTGGTGGATTCAATCATTGCTTGAACATTTGCATTCGGTGTTGCATAATTAAAGTTCGCACCTTCTGGCAATACTAAAGCTTTATCTTGTCCCATTTGGATTCGTTGTTCAGTATCTAATCCTGTAAAGACTGGTTGTCCTAATTGGAATCTTCCATGTAAAGCAAGTTCAGTTAGCATAATGTTGATACTTCTCATACCATCTACTAAGTCTGATGCCCCTTCTCTAAAGAAATCTCTTGTGAATGGGTGTCTATGTGCTATGTTAAATGGTAAGACATCTCCATAAGGGTTTCTATCATCAGGAACAATAGAAGTAATCTTACCTCTACTGCTTATCATAAAGTGTTTCCCTTCCATATCATCGGTGTCTTTACTCCAGAACATATATTGAGCATCTTCTGTTCTTGCTTGTAATTGTGATTCTGCTTGATACATAATAGCAAAAGGTTCATCTTCATTTGGTTTAAAGAATGGTGTAAAAAAATGGATCGGTCTATACTTTAGTTTCTTTGCATTATCATCCCAATGAGTATATAAAGCTTCTGTACCTAATAGATAAGTAAGCTGTTCAAATTGTTTCATTACACTATCAAAATCGCCTATGACATCTGTGTATTTCTCATTAAATCTTACTGGTGCTTGTTGATATACTAATGCTCTACGACTAATGATGTTTCTTACAAGATTAATGTACATTGGTGGAATTTGTGATAAGGATTCACTATCAAAGAATTGTTTAATATCATTCTCTAAGTTTAATCCCTCGAAATAGTCTAAGAGTCTTTCTCTTTCACTATGCTCTTTCTCCATTCCTTCTTCTATTGTATCCATCAATAGATCATACAACATCTTTTCTGTCAAATTATAAATTATCATGTTTCATACCTTTTATAAAATTTTTGTTCTTCAGTTTCTAAGAACTTATCCTGGAAATCCTTTATCATTTCCCTACTTAGTTCTTCTTCTTTTACACTTAATCGGTATCCCCATACCATAGCACTTATCATGCTACCTATAATTCCAACACATAGTCCTAATAAAAACTCTACCATTCTATTGCCTTTGCTTGTCCTTTGAATCCATATCTGTAATCAACTGGATAACATAAAGCATCTAAGAAGTGAGATAAAGTTTCAGTCTTTAATATTTGCCCATTCTCCATAGTACATAGTTCTAAATCTCTAATCAAACTCTTACACTTAGGATTAATAAATAGTCTATGCTTACCAGTAGCATCTTCTAACATCTTATTTAAAGCATTAAGTCTATCCTTCTGTGTTGGATTAGCTTTCTTAGCTATAACTGTAAACCCTGCCTCTTGCAATATCTTATGGTCAGACTTGGTACTATTACTGGTTCTTGCTTTACCTGCAGGGTCAGGATAGCAAGGCAACCCTCGTCCCTTTTCAGCCATTAGCTTAGCCAATTCAAAGGTGTTAGAGTTCTGTAATCCAATCTCATCAAATACATATAATTCTCCTGCAGTATTTTCACACATTAATAAAGCAGTCATATAAGATGCTACCCCAAAGTCAATTCCCCAGAACATTCTTGGGGACTTCTCCATGACTCTACAATGTATATCTCTACTAAAATTGTATGCTGCTCTATTTGCAGCAGTAAGAAAACTTGCAAGATATTCTTGTTCAAAAGTTCTCTTATCTAAATTCTTTTTGGCATTCTCTACTTCTGATTCAGAAATAAAGCCACCATCTAATGTGGTAAACTGCCAAGACTTATAATCACTATTCTTAGATTGTCCTTTAACAAATAGATCATAAAAGTGGTTCTGTACTCCAGTTGGAGTTCCTACAAATAAAGCCGATCCTTTAGTTTCTGCTAAAGTCGGCTGTATAATCTCTCCCCACACATTCTCTTTCATATAACTGTACTCATCAAGCACTACCATTGTTGTAGATACTCCTCTAAGTGAGTCAGGTTTGTCTGCCCCTTTAAGTTCAACTTTTGCACCATTGTCAAGTGTAATAGATAATTCAGTTTCATTGATACTGACTTCTTTATGTGAAAAGATGTCCTTGAGTATTGACCAAGATACCATCTTAGCTTGTCTATATGTTGGAAAAACAATCCACCTTCTCTCGTTAGCTTTAAAAGGCTTAGACAATAAAAATAAAATAGAGAAGTAAGACTTCCCCCACCTTCTACCACAGGATAAGATTTTGTATCGTGTATCGTCTTTAAGGATTGATTTCCTTGTGGCATCAATCGTCCAGTCCATCTATATCAAATACCTTAATTGGTTCATCTGAAACATCTTTTATCCCTATGCTTTGACTTGGTTT